AGTAATAATTACTGATCCTTACGTAGAGACTTACCTAAGGTACTATTACAAGAGACCAGGTAAGAAAAGTAATCGTTATAGGGATTATAACGCCTATTTAAATCTATCAAACTTGTGTATCTCAGACTATGAGAGAAAGTTTGACAACTGGGCGAGGAGCTACTACTCGAGAGAGGCGCACATGGATGCGATTCTTGCATACGAGAATCCTCACAAGCCGAAACCGCAAGACCCATTTTGGGATTTGACGGTCGCTAAGGTCAAGGAGGAGTTTATCCACACTTACGGTGTGGTGGATTCACTTGATTTTGAAACCCAGCTCAAGGAGGTTCCATTCGAGTCGACATCGTCGGCCGGATTTGCCTTCGGAGGCCCAAAGGGCGAGATAGGAGGAGATAACCACATGCGTGCAGTTAAGCAGACGAACAAGATCATCAACATGTTAGACCGTGGAGAGATGAAGATCTTTGACGTGCTGAAGAACAGCGTGCCAGACGTAGGTTATACGAGAACACAACTCACCTATCTACCTGAAAAGCTCAAAGTACGAAATGTATGGGGAGAACACTTCACCTACATTGTGCTAGAGGGCTTATCAGCCTATCCCCTGATCCAACGCATTGTGGAAACCGACGGGTTCATCCACATGGGATCAGACCCAAGAATCACAGTGCCGAAACTCATTCACGACTGGATTAAAGTTCCAGATGCATACCTGTACTCAATCGACTGGTCACAGTTCGATGCGTCAGTGCAAGAGTGGGAGATTCGAGCAGCCTTTGATATCCTGGAGTCAGTTCTTCGTTTCCCGAACGAGAAGAGCAGAATCTGCTTCAACCTCGTAAAGGAGATGTTTATCCACAGGAAGATCGCAGCACCAGACGGATTAATTTACGTCAAGACGCTCGGTGTACCAAGTGGGAGCTACTTCACGATCATCATCGACAGCATCATCAACTACCTCCGTATCATGTATATGTTTAGGAGGTTCACAGAGAAGTATCCTGATGCGGCAAAGACACAAGGAGACGACGGAATCATCCGCGTCATCGCAGGTCACCGTATCGATCTGAGCCATGCATCCATCACAATGGAGGCTGAGTTTGGATGGAAGCTCAACGCTGCCAAGTGCAGTGAGAGCAAGTCATCTACAGAGATAGACTTCTTAGCCAGAGGACAACTCGGCGGAAGCAATTATAGAGACAGAGAGAAACTAGAGAGACTAGCCCTGTATCCAGAGAGACCAGTGCAGAGTGGATCTA